CCATTAATTTGCACATTTCACACACAATCGAGCCGAGGAATGCCGAAGAAAACCGAAGTTAATTGGATTTACGCTTATTATCAAGGAATTAAAGATAGCCCAATCACAGTTGGTGCGTATATCCGACAAATAATGGAATATCTTGTTGATGGCCTTGAGCGTAAAGCATTTTACTATGACCAAAAGAAGGCCAATGCCGCGATTGAATGGATTGAGGAGCATACATTCCACACAGAGGGAAAATTGGCTCCGAGCAATCTGATTCTTGAATTGTGGGAGAAGGCTTTTGTCTCTGCTCTGTTCGGGATCGTGGATGAGAACGGATTGCGACAGTTCAGAGAGGCGGTATTGATAATCGGCCGTAAAAATGGCAAGAGCTTGTTGGCGGCCGCCATTGCAAAGTACATTTGGCAGATTGAGGGAGGTTTTGGTGCGAAGGTTTACAACATAGCTCCGAAACTCGATCAAGCCGACATCATATACAATAACATCTGGCAGATGACACTACTTGATCCAGAGTATCAAGCGTTAAAGGAATACTATTCCGAGAAGGATCATCAGAAGAGAAAAGTACACGATGATTCAGATCTGCCAAAACACAGGCAGACAGACTTGTTCATAACTGCAAGTAATTCCCAAGTCAAGAAGATAGCATTCTCTGCCAAGAAGTCAGATGGATTCAATCCTTCCTTGTGCATCTGTGATGAGATTGCATCTTGGGAAGGTGACGCAGGACTAAAACAGTATGAAGTTATGAAATCTGGTATGGGTGCCAGAGAAGAGGGGATTCTCCTATCCTGTACCACGGCCGGATACATAAACGATTCCATATACGATGAGATATTCAAACGATGCACACGATTCTTGAAGGGTGACAGTAAAGAGAGAAAACTGTTGCCTTTTTTGTATGTCATTGATGACATCTCAAAGTGGAACGATATCAATGAACTGCGGAAGTCAAATCCGAATCTCGGTGTGAGTGTGTCCGTGGACTTTATGCTTGAGGAGATCGCGATTGCCGAGGGATCGTTATCAAAAAAAGCCGAGTTCCTCACCAAGTATTGCAATATCAAGCAGAACTCATCACTTGCGTGGTTAGACGCACAGACAGTTGAGAGGTGTTTTAGAGAGCAACTCAATCTTGAGGATTTTGCCTCTTCGTACTGCGTTGCCGGAATCGACCTATCCCAGACAACAGACCTCACGGCTTGTACCATCGTTCTGGAGAAGGGTGGAGAACTGTATGTGTTTGCCAAGTTCTGGCTCCCTGCGGAAAAGATAGATGAGGCATCACAGAGAGATGGTCTGCCATATAACATATACATTCAACGCGGTTTACTTGAGCCGAGTGGAGACAACTTTGTTGACTATCACGATTGCTACAACTGGTTGACGAAGTTGGTTGAAGAATATGAGATTTTGCCTCTCCAAGTAGGATATGACCGATATTCTGCAAACTATCTGATACAAGACCTTGAGAGATTCGGATTCCGTACTGATGACATTTTTCAAGGAGACAATCTCTGGGGAGTTCTCCAAGAGATGGAAGGCTTGATGAAGGATGGCAAGGTGCATTGCGGTGACAATGATCTATTAAAGGTGCATCTGCTCAATTCCGCAATCAAGATGAGTGTTGAGAGGGGTAGAGGCAGATTAGTGAAACTATCACCCAATATGCACATAGATGGTGTCGCGGCACTTGCGGATGCGTTTTGTGTCCGTCAGAAATGGTATGACGAAATCGGAGACCGATTGAGGAACGAACAATGAGCCTATTCGATATTTTTTTGAAGAACAGACCAAAAAAGAACGATGGAAATGCAACAACATTCAAAATGCTGAATGGATACACACCCAAGTTCACATCTTGGGGTGGTGAGATTTATGAATCGGAGCTTATCCGTTCTGCAATAAACGTGAGGGCAACTCACATCAGCAAATTGAAAGTTGATTTGCAAGGATCAGCGCGTCCGGCACTCCAAAAGAAACTTTTGAAGGCTCCAAACCAGTTCCAAACTTGGTCACAGTTCTTATATCGAATATCAACGATACTTGATATCCACAATACCGCATTTATTGTTCCCGTGTATGACAAGTATGGGGAGCCGAGCGGTGTTTTCTGTCCTTTACCGCAGAAATGCGAGATAGTTCAGTTCGGCAATGTTCCATACCTCAAATATCACTTTGGATGGGGAGAAACCGCATCCATAGAACTTGAATACTGCGGAATACTCACCAAGTTCCAGTATAAATCAGACTTCTTTGGTGAGAGCAATCATTCCCTATTCCCCACTATGGACTTGATACATATTCAGAATCAAGGTATTGAGGAGGGTGTGAAGTCTGCCGCAACTTATCGATTCTATGCACAAGTCAATAACTTCTCAAAGGCCGAGGACTTGGCAAAGGAGAGAAAACGATTCTCGGAGGAGAACTTCTCAAAGGATTCGGAGGGTGGAGGTCTGCTCCTGTTCCCGAATACATATACAAACATCAATCAAGTCAAATCTGATCCGTTCGTTGCGTCTGCCGATGAGATGAAACTTATCAAGGACAACGTTTACCAGTATTTTATGGTGAATGAGGATGTCTTAACAAACAAGGCATACGGTGATTCTTGGTCTGCATTCTATGAGGGAGCCATTGAGCCGTTCGCGATCCAGTTCTCCGAGGTGATGACGAAGATGCTTTTCACCTTGAGAGAGCAGGGCAACGGAAACCTTGTGATGCTGACCGCGAACAGATTACAGTATATGACCAATGCTGACAAGCTGAATGTATCAAGCCAGTTGATTGACCGAGGTGTCATTTCAATCAATGATGCCCGTGAGATATGGAATCTTCCTCCTGTTGAGGGTGGAGATGTCCGAATCATCCGAGGTGAGTATTATGACACGGATGAGAAACTAACAGAGGAGCCGGATGACGGAACAGAAAACTTATAGTGTATATATGCACATATTCCCGAATGGGAAGAGATATATTGGCATCACATCTCAACATCCTGTTGAAAAGAGATGGAGTTCCACGGGGAGTGGTTACCGCAAATGCAATAAGATGTGGAAGGCCATTCAAAAATACGGATGGGAGAATGTAGAACACATAGTGTTATATGAAAACCTCTCCAAAGCAATGGCAGAATCAGCAGAGATTGCCTTGATAAAGGAATACAACACCATTGAGGATGGGTACAACCTTGACAATGGTGGCAATGTATATGGCTCACATACAGAGGAAACCAAAAAGAGAATTGGTGATGCGAATCGTGGGAAAATCGTGAGTGATGAAACCCGTGAGAAGTTAAGAAACAGACCGAAACAGATGGGAGAGAACAATCCTTTCTATGGCAAACATCATACAGAAAGAGTTAAAGCCAGACAAGCCGATTTTATGAAAGGAAACCAGTTCAACAAAGGACATCATCACACAGATGAGTTCAAACGGATGAAGTCAGAGCAGATGCACGAAAAATACAAGGATGGTGGCCATCCTAAATGCCGTGCCGTGATAATGGAAAAGCCGAACGGATCACAGGAGATTTTCTATTCATTAAGGAAAGCCGCAGAAGTGGCAAATGTGAGTGTGACATCGTTACACAACTATATATATGAAGAAAAAACAGTAAACGGATGCAGATGGAGGTACAAAGATGCGTGACAGAGAATACAGAAATATGGAGATGCGATTAACCGAAACAGAGGAGCAGAACTACTATGTTGAAGGCTATGCGTCCACATTTGAGAGATACAAACTGTTTGAGGATGGTGATAATGAATACTTTGAACAGATTGCTCCAGACGCATTTGATGATGCCGATATGAGTGATGCAGTATTCCGTGTTGACCATCAAGGAGCCGTATATGCAAGAACATCCGCAGGAACTGTTGAGATATGGACAGATGAACACGGACTTGCACAGAAAACAGATTTAAGTAAAACGCAGAGGGCAAGGGATTTATATGAGGATATCAAGGCCGGAAATTATCCCAAGATGTCATTTGCTTTTACTGTGGCCGAGGATCATTATGACAAGGCCACACATACAAGGGTTATCGACAGGATTGCAAAGGTATTTGATGTATCACCCGTCAGTTTTCCTGCTAACCCTACAACAGAATTGAGCGTTTCAACACGCGACTATTTCAACGGAGTGATTGAAATGGAGAAAGCGGAGAGACTGGAGTGTGAAAGGCGCGAGATCGAGTTGCTGAAACTGAAAACAAAGATTCTATGCGAGGTATAAAAAATGAAACTCAATGAGATGACCATCGAGGAGATGGAAACACGCAGAGCCGAAATCAGCGCAGAAATTGATGGTATCGAGGATAAAGAAACCCTTGAGGCCAGAAAGGCAGAGATCGAGGCTATTAACGCAGAACTTGAAACACGCAAGGCCGAGGAGACAGAGAAAGCCGAAATCAGAAAGGCCGTTGCAGAGGGTGCCGGAGTTGTTATCCGCACATTCGCAGAGGAGAAGAAAGAAATGAAAACACCCGAAGAGATCAGATCAAGCAAAGAATATGTTGATGCATTCGCACGTTACCTCATCAGCGAGAATGACGCAGAATGCCGCGCACTCCTTACAACCGATGCATCCGGCTCCGTACCCGTTCCCACACTTGTTGATGAAATCATCAGAACGGCTTGGGATAACGATGAGATACTCTCCAGAGTACGCAAGACTTACATCAAGGGCAATCTCAAAGTTGCTTTTGAACTGTCTGCTGATGGTGCATATGTACACACAGAAGGCACATCCGCTCCCACAGAGGAGGCTCTTGCACTTGGTATCGTGACTATGATCCCCAAGAACATCAAGAAGTGGATTCACATCTCTGATGAGGCAATCGCAATGGGTGGTGAGACACTTGTTCGTTACATCTATGATGAGCTTACCTATCAGATAGTGAAGAAACTGGCCGCTCTGGTTGTTGCAGATGTTGCACAGGCTCCCACAAGCGCAACAAGCTCTGCCGCATCCGTTGCAAAGATCACCGAGGCTCCTTCGGTTGTTACATTCGCTGACGCATTCGCAAACCTCTCTGATGAGGCAAGAAATCCCGTCATCGTAATGAACAAACTGACATATGCAAACTTTATTGCCGCACAGGCAGGAGGCAACTTTGCAGTTGATCCTTTCCGTGGAATGCCCGTTCTGTTCAACAATAGCCTTCCGGCATACGATAGCGCATCTGCAAATGCAGTATATGCATTCGTTGGTGACCTCTCTGGTGTACAGGCTAACTATCCCGAAGGTGACGGAGTTGTCATCAAGTATGACGATGTTACCGAGGCAGAGGCAGATCTTGTCAAGATCGTTGGCCGTCAGTATGTAGCACACGCACTCACCGCTTGTGGCAGATTCTGCGTTGTTGCAAAGCCTTCCGCAGTTACAACCTAATGGCAAAGATCAAACTGTTAAGAGATACAAGAATCAACCATAAGGCAGGGGAAATCGTTGAGGTTTCTCCTGCCGAGTTGGCTTTTCTTATATCGGTAGGCTCCGCAGTTGAAGTTGCTATGAAAACACCCGATGCAGAGCCGAGAACAGAGAAGAGGGCAAGAGCAACCAAAAAATGAAATTATTAATTGCTATACCCACAAATGACTATATGCATTATCAATTTGTTGAATGCTTGACAAAACTGGTCAAGAGACTTGATGAGGATGGCATTGAATACGATATTGCATATCAAGGTGCAACTCTGGTCTATGTAGGACGCGACAAACTGGCCCAAAAGGCAATGAATGAATGCTATACGCATATGTTGTGGCTTGATTCGGATATGATTTTCACCGAGGACTTACTTGATGATTTGATGTTCTCCGGCAAACCATTCGTAACAGGAATAGCACATTCCAGACGCGCTCCGCACGTTTCTTGTGTATTCAAGGAAATATGGCCGAAGGTTGACCGATGGGAGGGATGCGAATATCCATCAAACACTTTCCGAATCGGTGGATGCGGTTTTGCTTGTGTACTCATTGAGACAGAGATTGTCAGAAATGTCTACAACAAGAACGGAACGGCATTTTTCCCGATGCGTGAACTGGGAGAGGATTTGGCATTCTGTAAAAGAGCAACGGAAATGGGATATGAGATATGGGCCGAGCCTTGTGTTCGTTTAGGACACATCGGACATATCACCATATATCCAGAGTACGAACAATTATACAGAGGTAATATCTATGGCACAGACAACAATGCTTGAAAAAGTCAAAACTGCATTGAGAATCGGCACGAACGCATATGATGATGAACTGACAGGATACATTGAATCCGCAAAACTGGATCTGGGTATCGCAGGAGTATTGCTCCCTGCGGAACTTGATGCAATCTGCGACACGGCCATCATCACATATGTCAAAACAAAGTTCGGTGAGCCGGACGAATATGACAGGCTCAAGGCATCATATGATGAACAGAAGGCACAGTTGTCAATGGCCACGGGGTACACAGTATGGACAGATCAGACATAATAACTCTCATATCTGTATCCAGAACACAGGATGCATATGGCCAATGGGTTGAAACTGAATCTACCAATGATGTGTATTGCCAAGTAGATAGCGTATCACAGAGTGAGTTCTTTGAGGGTGGCCGAAACGGCCTCAATCCAGAGTTCAGATTTACTGTGTTTTTCGCTGACTACAACAACGAAACCATTGTTGAGTACAAATCACAGAGGTATTCCGTGTATAGGACATATTTGACGCGGAATGACAGACTTGAGTTGTACGTTGAGCGCAAGGGTGGCACCAATGGCACGGAGAGTGAGAATAACGGCTGACAAGCTCGGAGAGGAGATAGGGAAGATCCTTGAGGAATATGGTGGAGATGTGGAACACAATCTCGATGAAATCACCAAGAAGGTTGCTCAAAAAGGACGCTCCGCACTCCGCAACGAATCAAAGGCCAAGTTTGGAGGCACGGGCAAGTATGCAAGTGGATGGACAGTAACTCCTGTTAAGTATCCACATTATACATCCGTGGTGATCCACAATAAGTTGGCAGGACTTCCACATCTGTTGGAACACGGCCACGTTCTCATACTCGGAGGCCGAAAAGTCGGAACAGTTGATGGCAGAGAGCATATTGCTCCTGTTGAAGAAGAATTAATCGAACAGTATCAACGTGAGGTATTAAACGCACTATGACACGGATCAATGTTGCCGATATGATTAAAAGTATCGGACTTCCATACTCTTATTATCAGTTTCCAGAGGGAACGGCACAGAAACTCCCGTTCGTGGTATTCTTTTTCTCCGGCTCTGATGATCTGTACGCAGACCAAGAGAATTATCAGAAGATATCCACACTCAACATAGAACTCTATACCGCTCAAAAGGATTTTGCACAGGATGCCGCGATTGAGAAGATACTCAATGACAATGGCTTAACCTACTACAAAGAGGAGAATTATATCGATTCTGAAAAGATGTGGCAGACCGCATATGAATGTGATGTTATTCTCCAAGATATAGTTACCACTTAAGGAGGTAATCAAAATGGCTAACAAAGTTAAGTATGGCCTTAAAAATGTCTATTATGCAGTAGCAACAATAGACGCAGACAACAAGGCCACATATGCAACACCCGTTGCAATCAAGGGTGCAGTAAATCTCTCTCTTGATGCACAGGGTGACACAACAAAGTTCCGTGCCGACAATATGAACTATTGGATCGGACAGAGCAACAACGGATATGATGGAGACTTTGAGGTTGCACTCATTCCAGATTCATTCAAGAAGGATGTTCTTGGATACAAGGTGGATGGAGATGGTGCGCTTTATGAAGTTAAGGACGCTCCGACAACTTATTTTGCGCTCCTGTTCCAGTTTGAGGGTGACGAACACGCAACCAAGCACGTTCTGTATAAGTGTTCTGCAACAAGGCCCACAATCTCTGGATCAACAACAGATGAAACCATTGAGCCGCAGACCGAGACACTCAACATCACGGCAGACGCAATCACAGTTGCCGCAGTAAATGAGGATGTTGTCAAGGCATCTGCAAAGTATGGTGATGCCGCATATGCAAACTGGTTTAGTGCAGTACATCAGCCGACCGCATCTCCTGTCATCACAACCTAATAAGGAGGATTTATGTTCAAGGAAATCAAAATCGGAGAACAGATTATCCCGATGATTGCCAATGGTGCGACACCTTACCGATATAGACAATTATTCCATAAGGACATCATCACAAAGATGAATGAGGGAGTAAATGCAGATGACGCGGCAGAGATGGCATCCGAATTGGCATTCATAATGGCAAAGTCTGCCGAGAAGGCAGATATGTCATCACTTAATCTGGAGGCATTTGATAAATGGCTTTCACAGTTTGAGACCTTTGATATCGTACAAGCCTCCGAGCAAATATTCAGCGTTTATGTGGGGCAGGAAGTCACCACATCAACTGCAAAAAAAAAGACAAGCGCAAAACAGAGCGCGAAATGACAACTGGTCTATACCTACTCCGATGCATTCAAGCAGGATTGAATCTGTCAGACTTGGATGCATTGGAGTACGGAATGATTTTGGATATTCTGACCGAATCATCAAATGATAGTTATAAATACAAAGAAGTAGCGTCACAGGATGATTTTGATAGGTTTTAGATATGGCATATAAAAAGCACATAGCCGGAATCACAATAGAAATAGAAGGCGATACCTCCAAACTGGTCAAATCACTTGACCAAGTATCAAGCAAAATTGAGAGGGTTGGTAAGAAGATCGAGGGTGTAGGCAAAGACCTCACCAGAAATCTTACAACACCAATAATTGCCGCATTTGGTGGAATCATAAAAACAACCGCAGATTTTGATTCCCAGATGAGCAGAGTACAAGCAATATCTGGTGCAACGGCAGAAGAGTTCCAGACAATGCGTGACAAGGCCCGTGAGATGGGAGAAACAACAAAGTTCTCCGCAACAGAATCTGGCGAGGCTTTTGAATATATGGCAATGGCCGGATGGAAGTCACAGGAGATGCTCGATGGTATAGAGGGCATAATGAATCTGGCGGCCGCATCTGGTGAGGAACTTGGCACCACATCAGATATTGTCACGGATGCACTTACTGCATTTGGTATGAGTGCAGACCAATCTGGAAGATTTGCGGATATCTTGGCATCTGCCGCCACAAATGCGAATACCAATGTGTCAATGATGGGTGAATCATTTAAGTATGTTGCACCCGTTGCAGGAGCATTGGGATATTCGGCAGAAGATGTGGCTATTGCTCTTGGTTTGATGGCTAATTCTGGCATCAAGGCCGATATGGCAGGAACATCCTTGAGAAATATGTTCAATAGGATGGCAAAGCCAACAAAAGAATCAGAGATGGCAATGGAACGTCTTGGCCTTGCTCTTTATGATGATGAAGGCAAGATGTATTCGTTCCGTGACATAATGGATCAGTTGCGCTCATCTATGTCTAACATAAACATAGACTTGGGTGAATACAACACAAGGCTTGATGATCTGGATGCCGCGCTTGAAGATGGCACAATCACTCAAAAAGAGTATGACAAAGAGCTTGAGGAATTAAACCTCCAGACATTCGGTGCCGAGGGTGCTGAAAAAGCAAGAGCGGCCGCAATGTTGGGTGGTACACGCGCAATGTCTGGTCTGTTGGCCATTGCGAATGCATCCGAGGAGGACTATCAGCAATTAACAAAGGCCATTGATGAATCATCCAATGCCTATGCAAAGTTAGCAGATGGATCTGTTGTTCCCTTAAGTGAGGCAATGGCATCCGGCCAAGAGATAATTGAACAATACAATGGTGCGGCCGAGGCAATGGCCAACACTATGCAGAATAATCTTGCAGGGCAGTTGACGATTCTGAAATCACAACTGCAAGAATTGGCAATATCACTCGGTGATTTGATAATGCCACTTGCAAGAGAAATCGTGTCAAAGATACAAGGCATTGTTGATTGGCTCAATGCTCTTGATGATAGTCAAAAAGAAACCATCTTAAAGATTGCCGCAGTAGTGGCCGCAGTTGGGCCTGTGCTTATTATAATAGGAAAAGTTGTAACAGGAATTGGCTCAATCATATCGGTGGCAAGTGGTCTGATCGCGGCCATATCTGCAATCTCTGCTCCTGCTCTTATTGTCATTGGTGTCATAACCGCTCTAATTGCAATAGGTGTTGCTTTATATAAGCATTGGGATGACATCAAGGAAGGTGCAAGACAACTCGGAGAAGTATTCTCCAAAGTCTGGGGAGATATCACAAAGAAAGTCACCGAGGCTTGGGAAAATGTGAAAACCAAGACATCCGAGGCAATGAATAACATCAAGGAAAAGATTGCCAACTCACAGATTGCACAGGCCGCATCAAAAGTATGGGATGCAATGAAGAAAACCGCAAGTGATGCATTCAACTCAATCAAGAGAGCGTATGACGAACACGGAGGAGGTCTCAAGGGTGCAGTTGCCGCATCTATGGAGGCAATAAAGCAATATTATTCCGCAGGATTCAACTTTATCGACAATCTGACGGGTGGGAAACTCTCCGCGATCAGAGATAAGGTGTCAAATGTATTTTCAAGCATAGTTGACCACGTTAGAAACGCAGTTGACAGAATCAGAAATGCATTCAACTTTGATTGGCATCTGCCTCACATATCCTTGCCGCATTTTTCCATAGATGGTGAGTTCTCTCTTGATCCTCCGAGCGTACCGCATTTTAGCATTGATTGGTACAAGAAGGCAATGAATAGTGCTTATATGCTGAATGGTGCAACGATATTCGGAGCAAGTGGAGGCCATCTTCTTGGTGGAGGAGAGGCAGGATCTGAAATGATTATCGGCACGAACAAGTTGATGCAGATGATAGGACAGGCAAAGGGTGGCAACACATACAACAATCAATTTGTGATAAATGGTGTTGACCGCGATCCACAGGAATTGGCACAGGAAATCTCATATTATCTTGATATGCAACTCCAGAGGACTTCGGAGGTATTCGCGTGAGAAACTATCTGATATTCAATGGCTATAATTCAAAAGATTATGGTGTATATATAAGTGGCCTTAATACTTTTGTCGGTGCAGAGAGGGATGTTGAGGTGGTATCTGTCGCAGGGAGAAATGGTGACCTCACTATCGATAAAGGCAGATTCAAGAATGTTCCCATAACATATCCGGCATTCATATATGACAAGTTTGATATGAATGTATCAGCTTTTAGAGGGATTCTGCTCAACTCAAGAGGATACCAGAGGTTAGAAGATAGTTATCATCCGCACGAATACAGACGCGCAAGATATATGGGGCCGTTTGATCCAGATGTTGTGGATTGGCTCAAGGCAGGAGAGTTCGATATCACTTTTGATTGTGATCCAAGACGATTCCTCAAAAAAGGAGAGGAGTTCATCTCTATCACAACAGGATGCGTGATAAAGAATCAGACCATCTTTGAGGCAAAACCTCTCATCCGTGTATATGGAACAGGCACAATCACCATTAATGGGGTATCTGTTGTGGTGAATACTGCAAATGGATATACAGACCTTGATTGTGAATTGCAGGAGGCTTACAAAGGCACAACAAATTGCAATGGAAACATCACATTGACAAATGGCCTTTTCCCTGTTCTTGCAAGTGGCAATAATACGATAACTTATTCGGGATTCACGCAAGTGGACATTCAACCTAATTGGTGGATACTATAAATTATGATACCTATTCTATTTTCTGAAAACTCAACAACATTCACATCAAATGGCATTGGGCGGTTGTCTGATGCCATTTCTTGTGATGTAACAGAGGAGCGCAATGGTCAATATGAACTCCAGATGGTATATCCTTCGTCTGGAAAACACTTTGAGGACATCACGCTCCGTGCAATCATAGTGGCAAAGCCATCCACAGGCACAGACAATCAGCCATTCAGAATCTATAACATTTCCAAGCCTATCAATGGCAAAGTCACCATAAATGCACAACACATATCATATGACCTCACAAAGAATGTATGTATGCCATTTAGTGTGAGCGCATCCTCATCTGCGTGTCATCAAGTTTTGCAGAGCTTGAAATCGTATGCAGTTGAGACTTGCCCGTTCAACTTCTCCACGGATGTTGTGACAGTTGCATCATACGATCAGAAGGCTCCGGCATCCATCCGTTCACGCTTGGGAGGCACGGAAGGGAGCGTTCTTGACCAATTCCACGGAGAGTATGAGTGGGATGTGTATGATGTTAAGTTCTGGGCAAATAGAGGGCAAACCAAGAACATTCCTTTAAGGTATGGGAAAAACATCACGGACATCAAACAGGAGGCAGAAATCTCCCAGACTATCACGGGAATTGTTCCGTATTGGATGGACAATGAGGGGAACAACCTTGTGACATTGTCGGAGAAGGTGGTCTATTCACCGAATGCATCT